GGCCAATGGTGTAGGAGCTGGAAAATGGGGTTCTCCCTGTGAACTATCAACTTCTATTACAGCATTTGGATTAGACCAATCCTGCTCAAGCTGACTAATATCATCTACACTACCAATAGGAACAATTAATTTCAGACCCGCAGAAGCCTGAGCATGAGACAAAGCTAATGACCAGAGTTTATTCAGTAGTCTTTGCATAGGTCTCGCCCTAGAAATGTCAGACCTCGGGTATGGTGTACCACTATAAATATTTGGTAATGGTACAATAGGATATATATCAGTGTTGAGAACCGATTCATACAAAACGATTTCGCCAACAGAAGCCACTACCGCAATACGGGTCTGCAAAATTTCCTGAAATTGAACAAGACCACGCTCAAATACACCCGGATTCTCCTCAAGAAATTTCTGAAATTCTTCTTCATTTAATATCATTTCTTCCTGTTTATTGATATCCATAATCTGATAAAAAGGAATCTTTGTCTTATAAAATCTTTCTAATACCTGATACTTTTCCTGATAAGTAGTCTCTAAATCTTTCGATTCTGCCGGAGTCCAAGTCTTTTGCTGGTTACTATTCTGTGAAGATGGATAATCTTCATCATCGCTATAAGATGAAATACTAGGTAAAAGACCTTCATCCATTTCTCCAGTTTCAGGATTCTCCTGTGGCCCAAGTTCAGGGTATATAGTTAAAATCTGTTCGCCAGTAAGTATAGTAGAGAGTATCAGATTATCAGCATCCTTGAAATACCTATCACGACTAGATGATGGTACATAAACACGGAATGGGTTAATACTAGTAAACTTTATTTCTCCCTTTCCAAAATCAGAATCAGCATCCACATAAGCATACAAATAACCTAATCCTGAAGTACTATGGTCATGAATAGCCTCTTTTAACTGAGCATTACCATCAGATATCTCCCATACATAACTTAACACCACACGCCACATCTTAGCCATCTTTACATCGGAGTCCTCCCTTGGTATAACTGTAAAGGCCGGAGATGAGGATGTTAACATAGCCTTCATCTTCTCAACAGCAGGGCCAACCCTGTCCATTGGGACAGCAGCCTGATTCCTACTTTCCAGCTCATCTACTTCATTATCACTAAAGTGATTACCGTAAAAGAAGTCAATATCTTTCCTAGCCTCCGTATCCCATTCAGAACGGGCGTCACGATATCGCTGATGAAGCTCTCTGGTAATCTTAGCTCTCGGGTCTTCTTGTATTTGCATAGATACTTTATAAGTTAAGTAACAATTATAATACTTGTCAATAGCAAAAGCAAACTTTTTTTAGCTTACTCTGGCACCTGTAAACCAGTTATATTTCTTGCTGGTTTGAGTATTACTGCTACGGTTATTTACCTCTTTCTTATCCACTTTACCGCTTAATGGTGGTTTAGCATAATAATCAGCATAATACAGCCCATCCATAAGGTCATCATGTTTGGCAAAGGGATGTTCAAAGAATTCATCCACAATCTCTGTCATACTATTACGAATATACAATTTCTTTGAATTAACGATAGGGCCGAGAGATGTTTCCAACCTATCCTCTTTCTTAATTCCTGCCGGTGGCCTTACGCCCTTGAATATGCCGGGTATCAACCTTCTATCCTTTGTAGCTATACGGGTAACCATATCACGAACCATTTCCTGAGCTGCTACTGTTTCTATTGTAACCCGCTTCACTGGAGAATACTTCTTAGCAATATCAATGATTTTCTCCGGTACATCGAATGTAGGTATCCTTTCATGGAAATATTCCAGTACATACCTGTTCTTAGCCTTATCAATACCAATTACCAGAATAACCTGAAAGTCTGATTTCTTTGTAGCAGTAGCAGCAACATCAACTCCTATATACACATTAATCGGAATAAAGTTCCCATCATTGTCTTCAAGATAAGCAAATTTATCTTTAGAAATAAAAGTATAGTTATGCTTCTGTATCCTGTCAATCTTAAAAGATGCATCTGATATATCACGGGCATCGTTCATATACTCCTGAGCAAACTTATTAACCATGCCAGCTTCAATAAACTCACCTTTCTTGGCAGCAAGCTTTTTTAACGGGAACTGTTCAGGCCATAACGGCTTTTCATCTTCTATGGCTTTATGGAATGTAACATCCCAAGGATATTTACGGCCTTCACGATTAGCTTCCCTTAAACCATCAACAATCATCTGCAGGAATGAGTCATAGTGTACAATAGTACCGGCCAGCCATATCCAACCTTCCCTGCCGGGAGATTCCTCAAGGGCCGGATATACCGTAGATACAATCCATTTCTTAATCTCATCCCGTCTTTCAGGAGTCTTGGTATTCAATTCAGATTCAAAGTCATCAAGAATGATACCAGTATAACGTACATCAATCTCAGTACGGCCACGAAGCCTTTGGCTGGTTCCTTTAGCAATTATCCTGTCGCCCTTGGATGTAACAATATCTTTCTCAGTCCACCTGTTGCCAACAGCATCCCCGGCCAGATTGCCAAAATAGTACTTTATCTTCTCATTATACTCAAAATGTGACTTAACGTACTTAATATGGTCAATAGCCTGTCCCTGTTCCTCAGCAACCCAAGCAATAAACAATCTATCACCCTGAGGTGAAAACAGCATTTTATGGATTACAGACGTCTTGGCAAGTATTGACTTACCAAATCCGCGAGGCAGGATATTACAAATACGGGCTGCCGGCTTAGTACTTAACAGTTTTTCAGCAACAGTGTAATGAAAATCAGGTGAAGCGCTCTTATATAGAAAATCCTTAGGCAGAAAGGCCCTGCCAAAATATATCAGGTCACCTATTGATTTCTTGAGTATTTCATCATTTATCTTAGACTCAGATGGTGGTGGGACTATATTAAAGGATTCTATTTCTTTTTCTTTGGACGCCATTCATTTTGCTCCATTTCTAATCTTTTTACCATTTTTGCGGCGTGGAATGAACTCATGGTCTTCATTTCTATTACCCACTTGTCTTTCTTGCTGTTTTTTCGATAAACTCTTTTTCCTACGGCTTTGTACTTCATATTCTTTATCCTCTAGTTTTTCTGCCCAAGAATCTATATCCAAGTAAGATTCAAAAAAATTATCTAACTCACGATTCTCCATAGATATCCACTTTATCAGGATTGCCAACATCAATCAATATATCATTTTCAATATACACAGAATTACAGTATTTACAGCTAAAACCTACAGGCATATAGAATTCATTAAAAACAATCATCTTCTTGTGATTATTAATAGCCCTGCTGCATACCCTGCATTTTCTTATTCTACTACTATAAAGAGGCATTATATACAATGATATATCGCTATGTGATATTTTTTTCTGCATGCCCTATAGCCTTGACATCGGCTTTATTCAGTTGCTGCAGCTGTTCCCTAGTAAATCCTTGAAATACGGTAAGGGACTCGGTTTTCTTATCATTAGGAAACATACCAGCTATTTTCATCATCATCTCAAGAGCCCTTAGTTTATCAGAATCACGGGCATCATAGTTATCAATAATATCTTTTGTTCTGGAAAGCAAGTATTCTTCATCAATACCAACTTCACCAAGTAGTTTCTTAGTTTCTTCGCTAATCAATTTTGTTATCCTCTTAGTTTTTAATAGAGCTGTTGATGCAGATTTGGAGTATTTGTTGTCATTAGTCTTAAATAACCTGATATACGCCTGTTCTGGCGGCATACCGTTAGCAACATACTTGGCAAACACTATTTCACGGTTATTAACCTTTTCTTCATCTATCCTGTGTTTTCTGCACTTTACATACTTTGTGAACCTGTATACGTCTTCGGCTAGGTCTCCAGTAATCTGAATTGAGTTTCGTACAGGATATGAACCAAGAACAGTACGAACATACTCCTTACCAGTCGAAAATACCCCACGATGTAGTATTTTACATACCTGACCATCGTCAGTAAGTATCCAATCACCAGTAGAAGCTTCACGCCAGTCATCCACAAGTTCATCATCATGATTGTCAAAAAACTCATCTTTGTTGTTATACAGGTACTCTAGTCGTTTTTTTACCAGTTTGGTATGCATAGTGCCACTCCCAACCTAATTACTTGGTAGCCCGTGCCACCCCTCCGGACACTATGCGTTTCCATCTACTAGATTTCCCCATACGTATGTTTTTCCCTTATGTATGTCAATTACATCAATTCTAAAATTATTGTCTTCAAACCAGTCAATTATGGCAAAAGCATGACACCAGTTGGTATGACGGCCCCTGAGCCACTGATTCTTCTCTTTTGACATATCCTTGAGACAGCCAAGAGTCCAAGCATGGTGAGCACCGTCTACATGGGTAACGCCCTGCCTTTGTACATCATGTGTATGCCCATATAAAATATTCTTGCCAAGGTTCATAACGTGCTGTCTGGTGTGGTTAACTGTGCTGTAATGTCCGCCATGGTAGAAGTATAGTTTGCCAATCTGTAATAGATGTCCATACGGGTAATATTTGTAGCCTCGGTCTTTAAGGCCCATAATATTCTTAAACTTGTAGTTTGGCAAGTACGGAAACTCTTCTACAAAAGCATTCAGCCAGTCATCATGATTGCCTTCAATCATATGTTTATCTACACAGCCAACGTCTTTCAAGACATTATCGAACAAATCGAGCCCGGCATTCACTTTATCAGCCTCACATTCTAAATCTTCCAGTGTATACTCCAGCGGCGGCCTCTTTCTACGTTTATAACGCCACGGCGAAACACTTACCCATTCACCAAGGTCGCCAAGGCAGACGAATATATTAGGTTTAACCATTTTTATAGCCTTCAGCACCACATTAATAGCCGAATCATCCTGAAAAGGAAAATGTACATCAGGAATTACAATAGCCCTTCTATGTATTTTTTTCTTAGCCATATCAGGCCTTATAGTAAGGCATTCCTAAATCCACAGCCTCAACCCTTTCTACTTCCATATTCTCAACTCTCATCTTTATTTCGGATATAATATCCATTTGTTTAGCATTTCCATCAAGAATAGCGGATATATCCAGTTTTTTACATATTTCACGTAATCTGCTGATTGTATCAACTAAATCAAGATGTTCAAGTTCCATCATTTATTCCTTGTATAACCACATTATCGAAATATTCACATTTTTTATTAACTTGACAGGGCTGATTAGCAAATCTGCCGGATATTCTTAAAATAATCACTTTATTCTCAGTTTTCATCATACAGCCAATACATTTTCCATTATCCCAATTAGCACAATTCTTCCTTGCCAACTCCAAAAGCCTTGATTTACTCTTTCCACTGCCAACTGCTACCACTTCTTCAATTTAAAGGGCAACTTAACAGGCTTTTTCAGGGCCCTAAACACAGGATTCATTTTTGTTCTTGCTCTTTTTGTTGCTTTCTTGGTATTAGCCATAGCTTTTAACTCCAGTTTTTTGTTGTGGGCTAATATAACTGCTTTTTAAGCTGAAATACAAGAACAAAACTTTGCTTTTTGGGCCATAGCTTATATATATATATTATAACT